CGTATTGATAGTCTTGAGCATAAAGATTTAATTAAATCGGTTATATTTAATGTAAATGTGACAAGTGTAGGAGATTGTGCTTTTGAGGGTTGTGGTAAAATAATAAAAGTGAATATGCGAAATGTAACAAGTGTAGGAAATGATGCTTTTTCATATTGTACTAATTTAGCAAATATAAGATTATTAAAAGTAATAAGTATAGGTAATGGTGCTTTTAATTGTTGTAGTCATTTAAGAAAAATGGATTTGCCTAATGTTACAAGTATAGGAGAATGGGCTTTTGCTGGTTGTCATGATTTAATAGATGTTAATATGCCAAAAGTAACAAGTGTAGGAGAAGGTGTTTTTTCTGGTTGTTGGAGATTAAAAATTATAAATTCACCAAATGTTACAAGTATAGGAGAATGGGCTTTTCATGAGTGTCATAATTTAATAGATGTTAATATGCCAAATGTAACAAGTGTAGGTGATGAAGCTTTTCGGTATTGTAGAGGTTTAGTAAGTGTAAATTTACCTAATTTAACAAGCATAGGCGATAGTGCTTTTAAGCATTGTGAAAAATTAAAAAGAATTATAGTAGGTAATGAAGAAATTGCAAAACAGTTAAGAAGAGAGTATTTTAATATAGAAGTTATTGTAAAATAGAGTTTCATATACCTATTTGAATATTAGGAATAGAGAGGTTATTTTTATGAAACTTATATTAGACGAAAGAAATTATAGGTATTTTGAAAATGATAAATATAGTGATGTTGTAGATAAAGCAAATGATATAATAGTAACAGGTTCGTTTGAAGATGGTTACACAATAGATAATTTAGGAGTATGTAAGTTATATAGAGAAGACGCTATGATTTCAGAAAAAGATAAGAGTAAAATAAAATCTCTTATTGTTTATTATGAAAATATAGGAGATTATGCTTTTAAGAATACTGATTGTGAAAATTTAACAACAATAAATATTCCAAATGCAACAAGTATAGGTAAATATGCTTTTGCAGGTTGTGAAAATTTAACAACAGTAAAAGCACCTAATGTAACAAGTATAATACAGGGAGCTTTTGGGTGTTGTACAAATTTAAAAACAATAAATATTCCAAATGTAACAACTATAGGGGAAGATGCTTTTGCAAATTGTAAAAATTTAACAACAATAGATTTACCAAGAGCAACAAGTATAGGTGAATGGGCTTTTTATGCTTGTAAAAATTTAAAAACAATAAATATTCCAAATGTAACGACTATAGGGAGAATGACTTTTTCAAATTGTAGTAATTTAAAAACAATAAATATTCCAAATGTAATAACTATAGGGGAAGATGCTTTTAAGAATTGTGAAAATTTAAAAACAATAAAAGCACCAAGTGTAACAAGTATAATATATGGAGCTTTTGCAAATTGTAAAAATTTAACAACAATAGATTTACCAAGAACAATAAGTATAGGAGAAAAGGCTTTTTATTGTTGTTACAATTTATCAAATATAAAATTACCAAGAGCAGCAAGTATAGGTAAATATGCTTTTATATATTGTGAATATTTAGAAACAGTAAATATTCTAAATGTAACAAGTATAGGTGAATATGCTTTTTATGGTTGTCATAATTTAACAACAGTAAATATTCCAAATGCAACAAGTATAGGTAAATATGCTTTTCATGGTTGTCATAAATTAACAAAAATTAATGTGAGAAATGAAGAGATTGCAGAAAAATTAAGAGAAGAATATCCTGGTTACATAATGGATATAATATGTTTATGAAAGTATTAAAAGATTATGAATTTAAAAAATGTATTATTTAATATGTTGTGAGGTTTAAATAATATTATTTATAGTATTAACAACAAAATTTTGTTGGTATATTTTTAATATACTGTAAAAAATAAATTTTTAAAAGTGGTAAGTTGTTTAAACAATTTATCACTTTTTATTTTATTAAAATGTATATTTTTATAATAGAAATACTAAAAATATGCCTGAAATGTATGTAAATACAATGTTAATAAAATAACAAATGTATAAGTTTATATTCAATAAGCATAATGAAAGGTGATAAAATGGTTATTGAAAATAGAAACAATAGACGTAGATTATATGAGTCTGTTCAAAATAATATAGATATGAAATATTACAGAGATAGAAAAGATTATATTTCTATGTCAGTATATTGTAATACTGTTAAATATAATGAAGAATCACAGGACTTGTCTGTTGATGAGTGTGAGGATAATTTATCATCATATGATATAAGTTCTACTGTATTTGATTTTAATAATACAGACCTTTGGAGCTGGTTGCAAAAGAAGTGCGATTTGCTCAAACATAAAAAACAAGAAGACTTGTATATATCTAGTTATGAGGATGGTAGAATAGAATATCAGACAGCAAATGTTTATGATTCTTTAATTGAAGATAAAAATGGTGAATATGCTGTTACATATTCTTTTTATTTATATATAAATGATATTCCTATAAGAAGATATGATTTACATAAGTTGTTTCCTAACATGAAGAGTTATTAATATATGAATGTAATTTAAGAGGGTGGTTCAGTTGGCACAAGTATTTGTTGAAAAAGTTAATAGTGAATTAAAGTATATAAATGAATCATCTAATGTATCAGGTAAAACATATATAGGAAAACTAGCAGGTATAGCAGCCGATTTTACTAAACCTACACGAAACGGTAGACGTTATCCGTTAGAGTTATGGCAGAATGTAGAAAAGTCTGATGAATTTAAAGAAATGATGGCAACAATGACTTGTTTTGGCGAAGCAGACCATCCGTCTGATGAATCTGGCAGAGTTGATACAAGTATTAAAGAAATTGCTGTCGTTTTGACTAAATATGAAATTCAAAAAGATAAAGGTGTTGTATACTGTGAGTTTCTTATATTAGATACACCTAATGGACGTATAATAAAAACATTATTAGACGCAGGTTGTAAAATGGGTGTGTCAAGTAGAGGTATTGGTGATGAAGTTATTAGAAATGGCGAAACAATAATAGACCCAGAAACGTATCAGTTTTATGGATTTGATGTTGTTGTAATGCCTGCTGTTGTGTCAGCCAGACCAGCAGTAGTTGAATCAAGAAATAGAAATAAAAATAGTGTAAGTTTAACAAAATCTATTAGAAAAGAAATATTTAATTCAAATACAGAGGGAGAATTAAATAGTATTTCTAATATGATAACTGCTTTAAATTTGCCAGATAGTGCTTCATTAAAAGAAGCTTTAAATATAAGACGTAGTGAAATAAAGAGTGGAAATAATATTTCACAAGGTAGTGACAATAAGTATTTTAAAGAAAATCAGAAATTAAAAGCTGATTTAGGCAAACTTCGGTTAGAACGTAAATCTATGCAAGCTAAATTAGACGCTAATAATATTAGACTTAATGCTTTGAATAGTGATACTCCTAAACTGAAAAAAGTTTGCGAGTCTTTAAGAAACGAAATTGTTTCTATGCAAATAGCTATGTCAAATCTGGAAAGTAACTATAAAAATGTAGTTGCTGAAAATAAACTGTTAAATAGTAAAGTATCTAAATTAACAGAAAGTGCAAATAGGTCAAAAAAGGTCAAACTTGAAGAATCTAAAAGAAATACTTTAGTAGAAAAGAAATTGCAAGAAACGAATACAAAATTAGCAAATTCTTTATCTAAGTATTTACAAGTAGTTTGTACGCAAGCTAGTTTAGATGAAAAATCAGTTAGACAATTATTACCTAAAAATGGATATGATATATCGGATATAGACAAAATAGTAAATGAATTATCCGATAGAAAACGTAGATTTGATAAATTACCATTTGAAGTACAGCCGAGAACTGCAAAGTTACTTGAATCTTCATATATGACAGATGAAGATAAACAAACAATTATGTTTTTAAGTGGTAATGGTCAAATTAACTAAAAATTATTGATAATATGAAAGAAGGAAATAAATATGGCTTCAATTTCTAATCAAAAGTCAAAATATTTAATTGGTCGTTGGGGTAAAAGAATAGGTTTGGTTGAAAAGGCTAAAGGTAAACCCCTTACTCTTGAGCAAAAGGCAGCATTAGCTAACTCTCTTGAATCAACCGCACAGAGAATTAGAGCTATGGAGGCTACTAATCCTGGTTCTATTGGTGCTTATAAGAGATACGCACTTGATATTGTAACGGCTACAGTTCCGAACCTTATTGCATTTGACATTTATGCTGTTCAGGCTATGGATAATCGTGTCGGTATGATTAACTATATGGATTATACATATAGTAAGGACAAGGGTACTACTACTGCCGGTACTACATTTAATAGCAGCATTAATAAGTATGCGTCTGATACTAACTATTCTTCTAACTTAGTTGAAAATGAAATAGTTGGTACTGCTACTTCAGGTCAGCAATACAGCATTTCTTTAAAATGGTATCCTGTTATTGCTAATACGTTTACTCTTGAAACTGCTGATGGTGGCGTAATTGCTTCTGTCACTAATGGTACTGTTACTGGTACTTATATTGACGCTACTGGTGATAATACATTCAATACAGCAGCAGGTTTATTAAAGTTTAAACTTGATACACTTCCTACTGCTTCCGAGGGTCAGGATATTGTTGTTACATATCGTTTCAATAATGAAGATGTTCGTAGTGATGGACCAGAAGCCGCAGGTTTCACTAACGTACCTGAAGTTGAGTTAAGAATTAACTCATTACCTATTGTAGCTACCGCAAGAACATTAAGAAGCTATTGGGCTTTCGATGCTCAGTATGAACTTCAGAAGGAATACGGTCAGGATATTGAAACCTTGCTTGCAACACAGGTTACAGGTGAGTTAGCTCATGAAATTGATAATGAGCTTACACTTGATTTGCTTGGTTTTGCAAATGCAGGTACTCCGCTTGTTTGGTCTAAGACACAGCCTATCGGTGTATCTCTTGTTGACCACTATGACAGCTTTAATGCTAAGTTAGTTGAGGGTGCTAACACTATCTTCAATGCAACTCGTAAAGTTAAGGCTAATTTTATGATTTGTGGTCTTGGTGTTGCTACAATTGTTGAGTCAATGAGAAACTTTACACCTTCTGGTGTTACTGCTGTTGGTCCTCACTTCTTAGGTACTCTTGGCACATTAAAGGTTTATGTCAATCCTGATTATCCTTCTGATGAATTTGTCGAGGGTTATAAGGGTAACAATATGTTTGACGCAGGTGCTTTCTATTGTCCGTATATGCCTGTTTCTTCAACTGACCTTATCATGGATGCAAATTTCCGTGGTCAGAGAGGTTGGGCTACTATGTACGGTAAGAAGTTACTTAATAGTCAGATGTATGTAAGAGGTAAGGTTATAGACTAATCTTGAATATGTAATTGTTGTAGTAGTGTTTTTATTACACTACTACAACAATTTATTAAA